TCACGCGGCCGCCGATCTGTTGATAGGTGATATAGGGCTGCTGCGTGCTGAGCGGTGCGACGTCCGGAAAGACCCTGCCGCCGACCAGCGGCCCCAGAAGCGCGCAGATGGCGGCCTCTACCGTCATGAATTGACCTCATCGATTCTTTTCGTCAGCTCGGCAACGGCTGCATCGACAGCCTGGGGGAACTGCGCCTGCGCTGGTCGCACGAATGGGTGGGCGCCTACCTGCCGCGGCGTCGCGAGCGGCGCCTTTTTGTCTGTGTACCACTTCCCATCTTTACCGAGATACACCTTGAATCGTTGAATATGCCCGTTCTCGACGAGCCCGCCGTGCGGCGCCTTTATGTGGTTCCAGCTAACGTGATAGGTCGCCTTGCCCTGCTCTGACTCATCTGCGCTGTACACCTGGTAAATCGACCGATCCAGATTTCCAGTGACGCGACCGATCGCGGCGACGTTGCGCTTCACCGCGTCGTAGAGCACCTGCGCGCCCGCCTGCGCCGCCGGGCGCGCCGCCTCTTCAGCCGTGTCGGCGAGCTGGTCAAGCAAGCTATCGATGCCCGCGATGTTCGCGGTGATGGTCATGCTCATTGAGTCACCTCGCAAACGAAGTCGACAAAATCGCGCCCGCACTCATCCGGCAGCACCGCGCGAATCTGGTACGTGGTGGACCCGTGCAAGACCCTCATGCCCGCCGCGACATCCTTCCTGTAACGAACGCGAATACTGGCCTGCACCAGCGATACCTCGGCGTCGCCCTTGATAGTTTGCAACCCCGACTTATGAGCAACGCTCGCCCATATGGTGGCGACCTCGGTCCAGACCGATTCCGGCTGCCCTTCCTTGTCCCGAGCATCGCTCTGACGCTGAATCGTGATGCGCCGATTCAAACTGCCCGCTGCAAGCATGTCAGGCGCCCATCCCAACGCGATACGGCTGCAGCAGATAACGCGCTCCATCGGGCAGTGCCTGAACGGTCTTACCGGTTCCTGTTACGACGTCCTCGCGATAGCAGTACAGCTTCCCGAGAATGAGCAGAATCGCCGCCTTGACTGCACTGTCGACCACCATTGGATCTGATCCGGCCGTCCCGGCGAGCACCGCAGCCGCCATATCGGCGTCTGTCGCATAGACCTTGCGATCCATATAGTTGAGTGCCGACTGAACCGCCGCGTCGATGTACAGGGCGATCAGATCATCGGCCACGCCCGCGTCCTCGTGCAGATGCGCAAGCGCGATCTCGGTCGTGATCAGCGGATCGGCCATTTATTTCGCCTTGCTCTTGTTCTGAGGATCGGGCGCCATCTTGTTTTGCGGTTCTGGGGCTTTCTTTGCCACCGGCACGGTCGCAGCCTTTGTCGCTCCAATCTCATCGGCCTCTCGAACCAAGCCGTTCGCCTTCAGCTCGGCTGCGCGGCCGCGCGACACCGGGAAAGCAGGGCTCGACGGGTGTTTGAACCCCTCAACACCTTGAAAACTGCGAATCGGCTGCACAAGCACGTGATTCGGGTCGTTGCTATTCATTTCTCATCCCCAGAATGCAGAAGGGCGTCCGAAGACGCCCTTCCAAGTACCCCCTCAACCGGCGCTACGCTCAAACGATCAGTCGGCTTCAGGAGTAACCAACCCCGTCACGAACGCTTCCGGGCGATACACGGCGAGTGCCAAACGCTCTTCGGCACGGATCGTCACCATGTTCTTGGAGAAGTTGTCCGCGTCCTCCAGCGAAATCAGCACTTCGATTTCCATCCGGTCGAAGATCTGCGCGCCCATCGTAAAGGCACCCGTCAGGAACGTGTTTGCAGCCATCGATTGCGTCTCGACCACCGGCAGATTCCACAGGCGCGGCGTGGTGCCGTCGATCGGATTGCCGATGATGTAGCGGCCCTGCGCATCTTTGGTCAGTTCGATGCCTGCCCAATCGATCGGGTTCAGGATGATGCCCGACGCGGGGAACTCGGCCAGCAGCGATTGCAAGATTGCGAGACGAATGCGGTCGATTGCTGTGGCATTGGCGGGGGTGATAGCCGGCGCGAAGGCGCTTGCCTGCGGCAGAATGCCGAGGATGTTCGCACCGGTGCCGTCACCGCTGAGCAACTGGGCTTCTTCGACTAGTTGCAGCCCGTAACGCGCGCGGCCGTCGATGTAGCTGGCCAGCATCGGTGCATCGTCCAGAATCTGGCGCGAGGCGCGGAAGATGTGCGGAATCGTTCGCACAGGCTGGCTCTTCAAGTCGAATGTGATGTTCGATTGAGGCTTGGCCCCACCCTCGGCGACGGGCTTCGCAGCGTTTGTGAACCCAGTTTCCACCGCGTATTCGATCGCGTTCGAGCTGGTCTGGCCCGGCATGAGCAAGTTGCGAATCGTCATCTTGCGCTGCGGCGCAGCCACGACGCCAGGCTGCCGGTCCGCGATAACCAGGGAGTTGGTGGCGCTGCTCCCTTCGCCAACAGTCGCGGGGACATTCATGATGTCCTTGCGGTCAAGTTTCACGCGCACCGAACTCTTGCCCTCGGAGCGCGCATTCTTGAACTCGTCGGAGTCGATGATCATCTGCCCTAGCGATTTCTGCGACTGCGGCGCATCCGGTTCCCCGCGGCGTGCGAGTTTCTGCTCGGCTTCTTGCAATCGCGCCTGCAGTTCACCCTGCTTCAACAGCAGTTCGTCGACCTTCCCCTTGGTTTCGAGGCTCATATCGCCGGCGGTCTTGGCTTGCTTCAACGCCAGTTCGCCCGACTGCTTCACCTCGTCGCCGATGCGCTTCAGTTCAGCAGTGACCTGCTCCATCACCTGCTCGGGATTGCCACCACCTGCGTTTTTTCGGCCCATTTCACGCTGTTGAATCGTATTCATTGAGTGATTCCTTGGAAAGATATGGATTTGAGGCTGTCCAGCAGCCGATTTGCATCGCTCGCGTCGCCGCCAGAATCACTCTGGAGCAGATGTTTCAAGCCACGACTCGCGATTACCGCGGCTTGTGATTTCGAGAAGCCTGCCTCGCGCAGGAACCGCTCGAATTCCGAAAGGGATGGCACGCCACCATGGGCGATCACGGACTTCACGGCGTCAACGCGCGCTTCCGTGTTGGCAGGGTTGGTGACGATGCTGATCTCAACGAGGTCGAGCTCGTTGAGCGTACGAATTCCCGTCTTCTCGTTGTAGTCGGACGAGATGGTGTAGTAGCCAATCGACAAGCCGGTGATCGCTTTCGCCTTCATGCCGCGATACGCGATCTTCGCGTTCGGGGCATCGTCAAGCCACAGGTCCCCATCGCCGAGCAGCCCCTTATCGTCCTCTGCCAGGGTCAGCCAGGAGCCTATCGGCGTGGCCGAGTCGTGCTGCCACAATACCGGCAGCGCACGACCGCTTTTCTGCAGGGCAGACAAGCTATTTGCAAACGCACCTGGCGCTACGATCTCGCCATAGGTGTCGACGACACCGAAAACAGATCCATAGCCAGAGAACTGTCCCGTTTCGTCGACCGACTTCACGTCGAGATCGAACGCACGGACCTTGTAACCGGCGAACCGGCCGTTTTTACGATTCATCTTTGATCTCCGTCGGTTGAAGCCACGCCTTGAGCGCGTCCTGTGCCGTCGCTGCGGGCGTTTTTTCCCCGAGTTTGTCGATAGGCAACAGCGCCGACTGCACAGTCAGCACAGCCGCATTACCGCCCATCGGCGGCAAGTTTTCCTTCACGCGGCACTCGTCGCGCGTCATGAGTCCGTTTTGAGTCATCGACGAATAAAACGCCGCTCGGCCGGCACTATCCGCACGCAGCAGCCCTTCCACCGAGAATTCGGCGTGATATTTGATGCGCTCAACTGGCGAGAGCAGTGACTTTCGACACGCCTGCTCGATTCTGGTAAGCCATGGGCGCAACGAAAACGTAAGAAATCCCATCGTCTGCTGCTCGAGCCCAGTCCCCCAATTGGACGACTTCTCGCTGTGGCCAACCATGAATGGCGGAACGCCATACCAACGGCAGATCTCCTCTATGTTGAAGGATCGCGTTTGCAAAAGCTGCACGTCCTCTGGATTCATCGTGATGGCCTGGTACTTCATGCCAGCTTCAAGGACCATCGTCTTTCCTGACGCCATCGCGCCACCGAACTGGTCGGACAGATCCGCACGAATTTCGGCGCGCCGGTCCTTCGGCAGCACCTGGTCGGTCGACAGTGCGCCGGCGGGCCGCATGCCATTGCGGAACATGGATGCACTGGCTTTATTCGCCGCGATGGCGCCGCCCATTACCTCGCGCGCGTAACGGATCGGCGTCACGCCCATCCATCCGTCGATGCTGAACCCGCGGATGTGGAGCACATCAGCCTCGGTCAGCTTGTAAGTCGGTCCATTGATGCCGTTGTAGGTGTACTGCAGCGCGCCGTCAGGCATGCGACGCACCTGGGTGCGATGCGGAAGCATCAATTCGAGCCCGATAACAATCGAGCCCGACATCAGCTTTCGCGCGTAGCCATTGCCGGTCAGTAGCATGCTCGCGACGATCACCTCCCAGAACTCCACTGCGGTGTTCTCGGCGTTCGGTTGGGTGTGAAGCACCGCATACAGCGGATGATCCTTCGCGATCGCGCGGGTGCCATTCGGCATCGTCAGATAGAGATTGAGCGGCAGCGTGGCGATCGTCTCTGCGATTAGCCGAACGCATGCCCACACCGCAGAGAGCTGCAGCGCCGTGTGCACCGAGACCTCTTCACCAGCTGAGGAACCCGTGCCGCCCCATGCGCCCCAGAACGCTCCATCTCCGAGCGAAATAGGCACGCCAAGCCACTTCAGGACGCTCGCCTTGAAGCGGCCTGGCGACTTTTGCTTGCTCTCACTCATACGATAATTGGGTCCGCAAAAAATTCTTCGATATTCGCCGCGCCTTGCGGATTGAGCGCCATCAACGAGACCGCATTGAACGTCGCCATCAGAGGGTCAATCTTGGCCGTGCCGCTTGCCTGTTTCGTGATATTTACGGCGTTTCCGACCGGCACGACGCGCGCATTGCCCACGCACCACGCCATCATTCGCTGGCCGCCGTGTACGAGCACGCCTTCGGCCAGCTTTCGCTCCGCCGTCTTGATCGCGCCAGACAGTTTCCAGCCTTGCGAGATGCCAAGGACCTGGTCATCGGGAATG